CCTCCCTCCTTGCGTCTGTTTTTTTCATTCAAGGCGCCGGGGGGGAATCGGCCCCGCCCCGCAGGTCTTCACCTGCTGCCCCTCTGCGGCTCCCGGCTCTAAATTTCAAAGTTGTTTGTTGCAATCGCTAAATTCTTTAACGCTTCTTTTTGCCCCTCTATCTTGTAGTATTCAGAAACTTTTTGCATTACCTGATATACCAGCCCTGCTTTGGTCAAGCTTTCGACTAACTTTTCCATGCAGCACCATCTATTCCCGTCCCCTCTTGTTGCGCTCATTTCCTGCAACTCTTCCCAGATTTCACTTTGCCGTGCGTCAAGTGCTGAAATTCCTTTGTTCCATTCTGTGTATTTCTCTTTCAATGCTTTCTTTGTCATATCCTTTATACCTCCGCTTGTTTTCTTGTTTGATTATGTCTTTATTATATACTTGCGCAAGTATATTTTCAATAGGCAAAATGCACAATCTTACGCAAGTATATTTGTCTATTTTGTATACTTGCGTAAGATATGCAGATTTTCAGACAGTCAGCCCGACTTCCTTTATGGTCATAATCCTTTCATACTTCCCGGACCCGTTCAGCTCATATGTAAAAATTATTTTCCCTGTCTTTATGTAATGAGTACAGGCAATATCCGTTATTACTCCTTCCCGCTGCGTATACATTACCCCGTTTTCATTCGTTCCCGCCACTTCAATTACCACAACCCTGTCCCCGATTTCATACGGACACTTTGCGCTAAATGCTGCCATCTGCATTGTTCTTTTCCTCCATCTTCTTTTCATTCTGTTTTCTGACATACCACGCAACCTCCCGCAGTATGATAAACACAAGCCCCGCTGCCCCTATCAGCAAAATAATAACTACCGCTGATATGAAGAAGAAAAACGCTTCCACCGCCTTTTCAAACAATATCACTTTTGCTTTCCCTCCTGTTCTTCTCCCTCATTTGCGCCCTTGCCCGGTCAATAGAAGGTTTTATGCTGTTGATTGTCTGCAACTGTCTTTTCAGAATCGGCTTGCGCTTCTCCTGCTGTTCTGCCGCCCTCTGCTGCCTGACCCTCTGCAATACTTCCTGTTTACTCTGGCAATGTCTGTTCTTTCTCTTTCCCACTTCCTTCGCCCTCCTATCTTCTTTTCTTTTTCCCGTATCTCTTTTTCTTCTTTGTCGCCCGGCGTTTTAGAAAAACGTCTTCTTTCGCCCGGATAACTTCTTTCTGTACCCGTTCATGGTTTCTGTTGTCTTCTTCCTCCTGTACAACCTCCAGAACCTCTACCGCAGGAATAGGGAATGTATAAGTACAGCCGGGGTCATAGGTTCCCGCTTCCCAGTCAGCCTTGAAGCCTTCAAAATCATCTTCATAAGCGCAAAACGGGTTATATTGTTCTGCTTCATACATAGCAAGCATTACCCGTTTATCATCTTCTTTCTTCCAGTTCCATAAGTGCCATATTTCGTGATTGTCATAGTCCCACATACTTACCCATAGTTCTAAGCCGTCCCACAATTCATCAGCTTTCTTCATGTGCTTAAACTGATTGAAAGTAAAGCCCTGTCCCTTTAACTCCTGCTGGTAGTCCTTTACCTCTTTTCCTGCCGTATGCAGCCGCACAAATGCAACTTTCGGAAGATACGGCGGCTTTTCTTTGTCAACCTTCACTTTTCCTTCCTCCTGTCTATCCTGTAAGCAATACGCATTATTGCTTCCATTGATTTTTTTATGTTCGTGTCCGTGTCTGCCGTAATACTTAACACGTCCGCTATATCCCGCAATTCCTCTGCGGTTTCTTCGTCCGACTTTTCAGCCAGACAGTCAGCGCATATCCCCTGCCCGTCCTCCGGCAGCGTCTTTCCGCAGATAATACATTTTTCACGGTCCATGCCCGCACCTTCTTTCACCAGTCCTGCATTTTCTTCACCTTTTCTGTCAATGCCCTTTCCCTCTCTATCAATGCCCGGACTTCATACGGGGCAAGCCCTGTTTCCTCATACTCAAACAATTTCTTCGCTGCCCGTACAACGCCCGCATTCTGCTTTAAAACAGGTTTTCCGCTGCCTGTGCTTATCTCTGTAAGCCTTTCCCGTTTCCTGCCCTTCTTGCCCCTCTGTGGCTTCTCCTGCGCCTGCTGCCGGGCGGCAATCTTCGCCCCCTGTGAAACTATGGCATTATGCGGGATATAGCCCCGCATGGCGTTATTAGAAGCCTTGACCGCCGCTTTCTGTATGTTCACTTCCTTTTCCTCCTTCAATGCAGGTCAGATAATTCATTCAGCAACGCTTCAAGCTCTTTTTTTATTTCTTCAAGTTCTTTGTCCAGAACCAGCTTTGTCGTCGCTCCTGAAATTGTTACGCCATCCCTTGAAAACCCTGCTTCCGTTGTCTGTATTTTGAAACTTGCGTTTCCTTCCTTACACCATGCCCGCACTTTCTCAACTTCTGCTTTCCTCTCCCGCAGGTGGTCTATTTGCCTTTTTATTTTAATTGCTTCCCCCAGTGTCTGTTCTGTCACGTCTGCCCCTCCTTTAATTTGTGATTCTTAAAAACTGAAACATACAGGCTTCATCATGCAGAAAAATCACTTCCCCGTCTTCGTTCAGGGTAACAACCGTTAAAAATTTCGGCTTTGCAATTCCCTTTTCCTCTGCTTCAATCTCTGGCGGTTTTTCTTCCCACCTCCAGCACATATTCAGCGCATTATATACACGCTCTTTATAAACAACCTTAAATCCCCGCATATCTATTCCCATGTTTTAGCCCTCCTTTTGTGTTTCCCGGTTCTCTATCGCAGGATAGCCCGGAAACTGCAAATACCGTGCAATTATCCTTTCCGCTTCCTCTGCCCCGTAACAAACCGCCGTAAAATACCCCTGCGCCGTCAGCTCTTCCAGCCATTCCTTCTGGTTCTCCGTTGTTTTGTTCTTTCCGTATTTCATTTCGATATACAGCCCGTGGAATCCGTTTCTTGCTACAGGCAAGCACAAGTCCGGCACACCTGCTTTCACTCCCTGTCGCTTTAGGTTCGCCGCTTCCAGCGTGTTCCTGCTGCCGCCGTTCGGGATATGATAAATCAATTTCAATTCAGGATATTTGCTTTGCTGCCAGCCGCACCACTGTATCAGTGTTTCTTGCTCTGTTGCTTCGCTTCTCCTGCGGTTCTGCTGCCTTGTGTAATAGCTCATTTCCTCTATCTCCCTTCTTTCAGCTTTTTAACGTGCGAACTCTTAAACAGGTATGACTGGGGATTGATTAAGAAATAGCACTTCTGCGGTATGTACAAATTCGGGTCACTCCTGAACCGTTCTTCACCTGTTTTGTGAAGTTCCCCTGTGATAACGTCGTTGTCAAATAGCTTTATTGTGACAACTTTCCCCAGATACTGTTCTAAATCGCTTCTTTTCATTCTTTCGCTTCCTCCCGTTCGTCAAAGTGCGTCGCCATCATATCCGCAAGATGAAGCATGACTGCCAGCTTACTTTGCCGGAAAGCGTTGTCTAAATCGAACCCGCCGCCCCTTGCGTAAAAGTCATACTGCCCCATGTGCCACCTGATTGCCAGAATCTCTTCTTGTGTCAAGTGCATGAACTGTAAAATCAGGATAACGGACTTTTCCCCGTGTCCGGCAGGGAAATTCTTTGTAAGCTGATATTCCGGCTTTCCCTGCTGCCCCTCTGTCAGCCTGTATGCGTCTATTTTGCATAGGTCATGAAGAAGCCCGCATACTGCAACCGTTTCTAAATCATAATTCAAAGACTGCTGCCTTTCTGATTCTTCTGCATTTAACATAATCAGCCGTTTAAACACGTTTACTGAATGTTTCGCAAGCCCTCCGGGTTCCGCTCCGTGGTGTCGCTTGCTTGCCGGGGCTTCAAAGAAGCCGTTTGTGTCCATCCATTGCAGAAGGTCATCTGCCCCCGGTCTGTTTATGTAATTGAAATAGCCCCTGAATACCTGCATTGTTTCTTCCTGCTTCATTCCTCTTCTTCCCCCGTTTCTCCTATCAATGCCCGTGGTGGCGTTCTTTTATCTAATACCTGCCGGAACCATGCCGCCTTTTTATACTTCCGCAGTTCTTCCCCTTCCAGCTCTCTGTCTGGTCCGTCGTATTCCTGATAACAACGGGCGTTTTTATCCGGGTACAGGTTATTTCCCTGTTTAAAGGCAATCAAGAACGCTTCCAGCTCCCGCTTTAGCTCCTGCCTGTAGAAGTCGAAAAGCATTTTGATTTCCACCGCTTCAATCTCCGTACAATTACAGCCCCGCTTCTTCCTCCGGCTATAATTCCCCGTGTAATGGTGATATGAAGGGCTTCCCGTGACTTTATAGAAAATCTGTGTCAGCAAATCTTCTTCAAGTTCCGTTTTGTAGCTGAACCAGTGAAGCGTTACACGCTCTTCTAATATCTCCCCTTCGTCAATCTGGTATTTCTCCAACAATTTGTGATACAGCTTCAATGCGCTTTCACGTTCACCGCCCACGCCCCGCTCTGCAAGGGCTTTCAGCTTTTTCAGTTTGTCCGCTGCCTGTTCTTTTGTCATGCCTGCTGCCCCTTCCCTTTCCTCTGCCTTGACAGCTTTTCAAGCTGCAAGCAAAGTCTTTGTATGTTCTCATATGTCCCGCAGCTTTCGCACTCTTCCTGCCCGTAATGACCGGGGCAAGCGTCGCACTCTTCCTGCTCTGCTTTCAGCATTGTTGCTGCCGTCGCCGCCTGAAAGAGAGTGTCCCCGTCAAACGGCTTTTCCTGCTGGTTCTGCTGCTCCTGCTGCAATTCCTCTTCACTTATCCCGTATTTGCTTTTCAGCTTTTCATACAGCCGCCGTGCGTCCCGTCTTTCACCGCCCACGCCCTGTTCTGCAAGGGCTTTCAGCTTTTTCAGTTTGTCCGCTGCCTGTTCTCTTGTCATGCCTGCTGCCCTCCGTACACTTCCACAAGCCCGCCTTTCTCCTGTGCAAGCTCCGTTATGCCCTCTTCCAGTGCAATCTGTATTTCCGCAAGCATACCTTCTGAAAGCCCGTACCTGCTGCCGATAATGATATATCTGCAATGCTTTAAAAGCTCTGCGCCTGCTGCCATTCCCTTTTCCCTTTGTTCCGGGTCCTCTTCGTTTAGTACCTGCGTCAAATACAAGTGCGGCGTTATCGGCGTATATCCGCAGTCTAACGCAATCCGGGTCAGTTCCCTTGCATACTCCGTATTTCTTTTAATATCGCCCCTGTACGGGCTGCATATGTAACATAATTTACTTTGCATTTTCCTTCCCTTCTGTCAGATTAAGTCAAACAATGAAAGCTGCGCTTTCTCTGCCTGTATACGCTTGTCTGCGTCCGTGTAATATCCCTTATCAATCTCTATCGCATACCATTCAAACCGCAGGCGTTGACACGCAACTGGGCAAGAACCGCTTCCGGCGTGTGTGTCAATTATCCTGTCGCCCCGCTTTGCATAGCCATTTGTCAATATCCATTCATACAGCTTCGCTGGCTTCTGTGTCGGGTGAATTGTTCCTTCTTTCAGAAGTTCGACCCGGTTCATTGTGACAATCCTTGTCGGGCAGTCAAACGACGTGTAGGCAATTTCACAATCTGACATTGACAAGCCCCGCTGCCCTTTATCCCAGATTATCCAGCCTTTATGCCCTGCTTTTAAGTGCTTCACAAAATAATTGCCGCCCCAGATAATCTGATTTACTGATATTCTTTCAAGCTCCCGGAAGTATTCTGCCCCCGGTATGCCTTTACTGTCCCAGTCCTTCTGTTCGTGTTCCTTCCTGCTTTGTTTCGGATTGCTGCACACCTTCTTTTTCTGTCCGTCGTTGCCTATTCCATATGGCGGGTCAACTATCGCAAGTTGAAAAAATTTATCTGGTATTTCCCGCATGACGGGCAGGCAGTCCGCATTTAAAAACGTGTTCGGTTCATATCTCCACAACCTTTTTCACCTTCTTTCTGTCTTACAAATTCCTGATTTTGTCTTGCAAAATCATGTACAAGGTTCCGCAGCTTTTCCGTGAAGTTCTTCCCCCTGTACCCTTCTATTACTTCCAGCGTTTCCGGGTAAAGCCGCACTGTCTTTGATACGCTCAAATCGTCATTTGTGTATACCCCGTTGACGTGTTTATACATTCCCGCTGCTTCCTCCATTCCCGAAAATACACATTTGCTTCTTTCGCAGCTCCAGACGCTGCACCACCTTTTTTCTTTTTCGCAGAAAAACATATTATTGCTTTCCCTTGTAGACAAGTATAAATTCGCCGTCTTCATAGTCCAGCCCGTACTTCTCGCAGTCCTCTTCATCAGCGGGAATGACATTTTCAAGTGGGCAGCTCCATTGATAACAACAACCTATCCCGTTTTCTTTTGTTTCGTTTTTCGGGTTCCGGCAGTTATATCCGTTATTCGGGGAAAACTCACTGTCCGGGTCAAGTTCCGCATTGAAGAAATGACCGCAGATATTAGCAACCTGATTGATTGTCATAATGTCCGGCACGTCTTCCCCTCTGTAATACTGCCATGACTGCGGCGGTCTTTTCAGCCCGTACAGGCTCAACGGGTGTGGCGTGTAGTATTCTTTCGCCTGCGACACATACCAGCCCCACAAGGGCTTTCCGCTCTCTCCTGCGTACTCTTTCAACTGCTGCCCGGTCAGGCAGCTTCCCTTCTGTACTTCCCTGTCCTTTATTTCCGGGATAGTCGGTATTTTCAAAAAATCTTTGCAAACAAATTCCCCCTTTATTTCCCCGGTCCCGGTCACATATACAAGAACCCTGTACGGACCCTTCCCGGCTGGGCGTGTCTTCCTGATTTCAAGCGGCTTTTCACCTGCAAGAACCTTTCCCCACCAGCGGTCATGCAAAGACAATATGATTGTGTCCGATTCGGACAACCTCTGTTTTTCAGCCATCTTTCCTTCCCTCCTATCCGTCATGAAAAGAAAGCGGCAGGCATAAGCTCGTACCCGTCAATATCTTTGTTTTCAAGCG